GGCTATCGTATCCCTGCGTTCTGGACTTGATGATCGTCGGAGTCAGTTGCTGTTTGATCTTGTTGCGAAATTGCCTCAGTTTAATCTCTTGTGGGTCTACGACAGGCGACGGAGCATGAAAAACAGGGCTATAGGACACTGGAAGGTACGTTGGACCGTTTAAGTGGTCCAAGGTGTACACAGGTTCGTGCTCATTGTACCAAACCGAATTTCCAGTCGCATTTGTCGTGTCGCTCACATAGACATTGAGCGATCCTGTATTGTCGAAGTTGAATCTCAAATTCTCAGTCGTGACTGGAATCGTGTTGGTCGTAATGGTCGAACTAGAAGTGGCATCCACCGTCGTGTTGTTAAACACACCAGACCAATCCGAGGAAGTTGTTGTGTACGAAAGACCTGCATTCCCTAGATCTTGACGAATCATGTGGACCACATCCTCGGTCATAGGGCGCCCAATGTACTTATCCAAAAGATCCTTGGGGTCCTTCGCCTGAAGAACTACCTCTTCGCTGACTACAGCTCCACTGTGGTATCGCTTTTTCGTAACCGAATCAGTGAACGTCTTCCTGAATGTGTACTCTCTTCGGTCCTTGTCGTAATCGGCCTTGTCCTTCAAATCGAGCTTTCGGATCAAGATGTTTCGTTGGTGTCCTGGCTCAGTCCACCCTGGTGTGCCCCGTTTGCGTTGAGACAATCGATCCCAATGCTTATCGTAGGGCGAGTATGCAACAGGCATAGCGTCCTCCTACCCAGGATGCGTCGGTGGGATCATGACTCCCTCAGCTCTCCGGGACGGTCGAGGTAAGGGTGGCCCCTTCTCACCTACAATGATCTCCTCAAACAGAGCGTCAAAGGATTCCACCAAGGCCCCACGGCGGCCATCACTACGGCAGACATAGGCCCTGTAACCTTTGGCTTTGTATTCATTGAACTTTTTGCGAGCCTCCTGGACTTCCTTCTCATCGGCCCGATTCCACACCAATCGGGTATCCCCATTGTCGTCCAAGATGCGCATCACACAGTCCGTCTCAGCCAGCTCGGGGGGCTCCAGAAGCGCTTCTCCGACCTCCTGAAGAGCCAGACGCCACCCAGCTGCCCGGAGCTTCTGCACGCGCTCCTCGGCCTCTCTGACGTCGTCTACGGACGCTGGGTCCCACACAATCCGTTTGGGTAGTTCTGACTCAGGTGTGTTGAGCTGCAGAGGCATCAGGCATCCTCCTCTTCTTCCTCTTCGTCATCCTCTGAATCCACGTCCTCTTCTGACATCTCTTCGAGGTCTTCGCCGCTAGCCGCTTCCTCGTCCACAGTAGGATTCACGTCGTGCGCCAAGTCGGCTCCGTAGTCCTGTAAAATGGCTCGCGCACGTCGCGTCAAACTGTCAGCTGCCCGCAGCATGCCCAACTTGAAATGATTCTCTGCTTTCGCGGCAGAACCCTCTACTGCGAAATCGTGTTCCTTGACCTGGACCGCTCGATCTAGATCGTCAATGACAGACGTCATCCGAGAGATGATCGACGTCGTTCCGTTGCTTCCCACTGGTACGGGGAAATGGTCGTCCTTGGCCTTTCCCACAAGTTCACTTGCTTCACCCATGTTCTCCCTCCGTGGTCTTGGATACGTTTTGCTCCAAGTGCGCTTTGATGATAGAGGCGAGGTCGGGCGGCTGCCACCCTGGCGGCTTTCTGACCTTGCCGGTTTCGTCTTTCCATGATCCTGGCCCAAACTTGGCCATATTAGCTCTTTGAATTTCATCCACAATTTGAGGCATAGGGAGGCCCCACGCCAAACCGTTCCACGCAGCGACATAGAGCAAATCTCCTATGGCATCCGCAACATTGGACAACAATCTGATCTTCTCTTCTTGACTGGTTTCTGGTTGTACCAACTTAGTCAACGCCACTTCCCCAACCGCCTTTTTCAATTCCTCAAACTCCTCGTCTATAAGCCCGATACCCAATGTCGTTGTTTCAGCAGCGGGAATGTGAGGAACAACCAGCTCATCTTCTGAAAGTTGCTCACCTGCTAGAATGAATGCCTTGACCTGATCATGCAGCGTCTGCATCGGTTCCTTCCACTTCTCTCCAGCTGGAGACACATCACAATTTTCACAGTCACCGTCAGGACAACCCACCCAGTCATAGCAATCAGCATCAATCACTTGAGCAACCCACACGCTTCCATCTCTCGAAGGATGGCTACGTTACCACGTTGACGCCGCTCATCTTGAGGCACAGCTGCCGACTTCATAGGTATGATCTCATCAGCTAGTTGCATGCCCTCGGTGAATCGGTCGCTCGTGATCACACCATTTTTCACCAGCCGATAATGCTTGTGGCCACAGTTCGGGCAGACCATGACGTGGTTTCCAGCCAATGCGGTGTTGAGCTTCACATAGATATAGTGGCGGCATTCACCGCACCAAAACTCGACCTCAATGCGGCGCCCAACATGCAGCTGCACAGGCATTGCTGTGTCGTTGCAATAGTAAGGTCGGCCATCTCGTTCTACAGCCGATTCGATCACCTGTCTGAATCTTTGGTCATCCACGCGACACCTCCTTCTTGGTGCGCTTGAAGTACATTGCAGCTGAAGTCGGTCGACTACTGTCGAGATAGCCCGCAGCTTCCAACTCCTTCAATTCTGCTCTAGTGATTCTGATCTCCTGTGCACAAAACCACTTATCCGTGCCAAACCGCTGCACCAACTGCAAGATGTATTGACGACGCTCCTCCGTCATTTCCAGTACGCTTTGTCCTTCCGATCTTTCAACGCCTGCTCGAATGGAGACAGCGGTCCAATGTTCTTCATCACGACACAGTGGTCACCGGAAACCAACATAGCTGAAGACCGAGGTATGTCAGAAACTGCAACAATGTTGATTGAATCAACTAAACTACGGAAAGCCGACTTGCCGTACATTCTCTCCAACTCTTTTTTGAACACCGGAGCATCGTAGCCCATCACATCACCAACTGGCTGCTGCCATGCTCTTTGACCATTTGAATGTTGCGCGTAAACAACCCCTGCATTCCTTGCTGATGCGTCACGACGAATATCGTACCTGCTTCGGCCACCATGTCAGACAACAAATCCATCACCGCATCGACCCCTGCTTCGTCGAGTCCCTCGAATGGTTCATCAAAGAATCGTTGCGGAAAAGACTTACGTGCTCGCGACGAAACAACATCCGAGATCACAAAATTGATCCCAAGGTCTGCACGACCCTTTTCACCTCCACTGTTCCCTGCGTACGTGTCAGCCCCATTGCGATTCTGAACCAGCACACCAAATTGATCCTTCACAACCCCCGTCTTGAGCTGTGCATGCGTCTGGAACTCAATGTGCAACTCCCCACCCGACAGGACCTTGGCGTAATGTTCGGCTCGTGCATTCATAAACGGTGCCACAGCACGCAAGATGAAACTCTTGAGGCCCTTCTGACCAAACCCATCTTTCCAAAACCCAAGGTACTTCAATCCTTGCTGACACGATGCTATCAAAACCTTCGTGCGATACAGCTTCTGATGCAGTTCAGCGATCTCATCGCGAATCTGCTGAGCAAGATCTGCATAGGGAGACGCCTGGTCCTGCAATGCCTCAATGGCTTTCTGCGTCTTAGCCACTTGTTGAGACGTCCATTCCAGTTTGCTCTTCAGCTGCTTCACGTGGGCGGCATCCTCAATCGCTTGATTCAATTTGGTTTGAGCCTCTTTAGTCAGCTCCTTCGCACGCTCCAGAGATTCTTGTTCTTGTTTGATAACCAACTCCAACTCTTGGCTCAACACTGCTTCTCTTGGAGAGAACTTTTTGATCTTCCTTGTCAAAGCACGCAACTGCTTTGACAATTCCTCCAACAACTTGTCTGACCTCTCTGTATCAATGTTCTGCTCACACGTAGGACAAACACCAGACAGTTCCGAAATCCGCTTCTGCCGAGCCTGTAGGTCATCCAACTCCCAACGATACCGACGGAGGACGTCTTGGAATTCACGATATCTAGTACGCGCAGCTTCAACTCTGGACTCCCACACCCGCGCCAACTTCTCCCCAGCTAACTCAACCTTCTCCTGACGCTGACGAGCTTTGTCGAGCAGCTCTTGTGGGTCACCCAGACGCTTCAACTCGGCCGTCAACTCCATGCAAAGCTGATCATCACGGGCCAACTCGGATTTCAAATCCTCAAGCGATCCTTCTCTCTGCTCTTCAAACAACTCTTCGTTCGACTCATAATGCTGAAGCTTTATCTTAGCCGAAACCAACGCCTGCTCTGCATCAGCGTATTGTGTCTCTGCAGCAGACTGCTTTGTCATCCACTCTGAAATAGCGTCCTTCACTCGACTCTGCGCAGACACAAAGTCAATCTGCGGAATTACAGCTTGTTCAAGTAGGTTTTTGATCTCAGCATCCGACATCTGACTAAACCGTTTGAATGCCCCCTGGGGCATCATAGGTCCACGAATGAATGTGTCGAAGTCGATGCCCAACAGATCTTCCAGCGTGGTTTGAGTACGGACCGTCGTATGCTCAGTCAGGTCTTTGGACTCGTGGAACAGCTGGAGCGTATTTTTGAGCTTGTGATGCTTGCGGGCACGTATTACGTGGTATGCCTCGCCGCCGACCAGGAAGTCTAACCTAACGAGACAGTCTTTGCCTACCCTGCGATGAACAACATCATCTGCGGTGTAGCCGCGAATCGTTTTTCCCCACAAACACCACAACAATGCCTCGAATAACGTGGACTTACCTGCACCATTGGAGTCAGCCACAGAGCTGTCTTGGTTCATCCCTGTGATGAGCACCAATCCCTGGTCTTTGAGGTTCCACAGCACTGGCTTCGAGATTGACAAAAAGTTCTCAACCACCAGTTTGTCAAAGATGATGTTCATTTCTCTGGGCGATCCTCTTCCGTATGCCGATGTGCCATCAACAAACCGTACCCCGCAATGTCTCGCGCTGGGCTCTCTCCGAATGCGTCTTTGCGGTTGGCCACTCGAAACAATTTATCGATGATCCTAACCACTGCTAGCATGTCTGCGTATTGGTGAGGCTTCACTCCATCCGGATACAAAATCATCAGTATCCCACCCGAGTTGTCGAACGATGACCCGTACGCGTAGTTTTTGGCATCCACCATGGATCCGATCTCTGCCCCCAAAGTCTTGTAGCGCCCCACTTTCTCCTCAGTAGCTGTCGCAGCTAAGCGCTCTGTCGAAGTCATAAGCTGTCCCCATTCATCAGTGCTTGACCAATACTGATCAAGTAGTCGGTGTCCAGAATCTCCGACCCATACTCGTACGCATAGGATGAGATCATTTCGTTGATATCCATTCCTGGGTGAAAAGACCCCACATTGACTGTGGCTTTTGTTGGATCAAGATCGACAAATTCGACTACTCGTGCCCCCAAACCATAAAGATCCTCTTCGGCTCGAAGTCGAACAGCTATATCCAATTCCCCTTGGAACTGCACACGCACATAGTTGTTTACGACATCGTCACGTTCCACAGGTACCCCATGTTCCACAACGACAAATCGTGGAGCATCCAAAGGAATAAGAGTAGGTTCTGAATACTTTTGGTTTTCTTGGGTGTCCCATAACCAACACCCACGTTCTGATCCTACATCTCCCCAGTTGTGGTGGTGCGTCGCCCCTAGATAGCGCACGTTCACCACAAGCTGTTGAGGCTCGTGATAGTGCCCTAAGAACACTTGGTCGAACTCGGAGAATCTCAAATCCGCCACTTCCAAATTGTGGTTGTCGACCAACACAAAGTTGCCACCCACTTTGGCCCCAGTGACCCCAAAGTGCCCCAGCAAAATAGCAGGATGGAAACCTTTGGGATGACTCTGCACCGCCTGCTCAACAGCCTGCAGCAGCACATCCTTGTCTGAATGGTATGGCAACGAAAAGACTTGAAGAGTTACAGCATCTACTTGAAAAGCATTCCACGTGGGTTTGTCCATAACCCGAACCACAGAGCCTAGTGAATAGACACTGTGGACATCCCCTGTACGGTTGGTTTGATCGTGATTGCCCACAAGCAAACCCACCTGAGCATACATGCGCATGTGGGCAATAGCATCGAACACCAAGTTGAACGTCTGTACATTCAGCGTGCCACGAACGTGGAAAAGATCACCCCCAAACAGAACCACATCGACCTTGTGCTTTTTCACCAACTTGGCGATTTGGTTTAGAACTTGGACCGAATCCCATAATCTGGAATTGATCCCACTCGACAAAACATTCGAGTATGGTTTGAACGCATGTGCATGGTGATCGCTGAACAACAAAACTCTCATGAAGTACCCTCACGCGATCCCCTTCTCAACAGCCAACCACATGGGGACCACAATCGTAAACACACCATCTGTGCCGGCCTCTAACGGATCGCTATCATCAAGCAGCTGTGACTTCGGAATCCACACCTCCGACCCATCGACGTTGCACAACCATGCCCTCTCTGTCTCGTGGAGCACCTCAACACAGTCATACTCAACAGGTTCGTCACCGTCTTTCATAACTAGACCTCTTCCTTCGCCGCACTGAGCCTGTCGAGAACATTTTCATGCAGGATCTCCAATGCCTCGATAAAATCCTCCATAGGATCATTAGCGAATTCTCGCTCAAGCCGAACAATCGCATCCGTAGTGATCTGTTCAGCACGTGCCTCTTTCTGTTCCGACAGGCCCATCTCACTCCTCCGTCGTTGCATGTTGGTGATAGCGCTTCACCACCTCAGTCACCAACTCCGGATAGTCATCGTGCTCCAATACCTTCTCTTGAAATCCGCGCCAGCCTTGGAACTTCACCACTTCACCCTGTTCAGTGACCCATTCCTTCCACGTCTTGCCCTTGAATAGTCCCTGACTGACGGCGTGCTCGTATACTGAATAGTCCAAGCTGAATCCAAGATTGCCGAGACACGGCACATCGACTGTGCGAAGAATTGGAGCCATCTTGTTCTTGAGCACCTTAACCTGCACCTTGTGGCCAATGATGTTGTCTTCGCCATCTTTGATCTGACCTATGCGCTTGAGACGCATGCGAAGCGTCGAGAAGAACTGCACCTTCTCCCCACCGTAGCTTTCCATAGGATCGCCATATTTGACGTTGATGTTTCGATAGACATGATTGTTAAACACCAACGCTATCCGTTGCCTGTTGATCATCTGCATAGTGCGCTGAAGGTTCTTCCCGACCACCTTGGCTGCTTCAGCATAGAAATGATCATCAGCCTCAGCTCCCAGCTGCGCCTTTGTCGGTGTACCGCCTAAGCTGTCCCAACCAATGCACACCTTGACCGCTGCGTCGTGACTGCGCACCACCTCGATAAGCGTCTCCATGCGAGTGAAGACCTCCTCGATGGTCTCAGCCTGCACAATGATCATCTTGGACAAGTCCACCCCTAATTTCTCGAAGTAAGCCAAGTCTAACGCCTGTTCTGTATCCAAGATCACTGCCAAGCCACCCGTTGCTTGGGTCTCAGCGATAATGTGTCCAAGCAATGTCGTCTTCCCTGTCCCATTCTTCCCACTGATCTCTGTCAACCGTCCAAACGGAACAAGAGGTCGTGGAAGTGGAAGTCCCCCAGCAATTGCTGAATCGATCAAGAAGTTGCGCGTTGACACCCAGTGGTCCACCTTGCAAAGGATCGTTCCCTTGTCAGGTATGAGCGCTGCCCCCTCCCCAAACTTCCTGTCCATCTTGTCAACAATCGAACCAATGAGCGCGTGCTCGGTTAGAGCTTTGGCGGGCTTGCGCTTCGCGACTTGTGCCATGGGAACCTCCTACAAAACACCGGTCTCTCCCGGCTGTCACGCCTGCACCGAGGGGCGTTCCTGTACGTGGCGTTACCGAATTGGGGGGCTCGCCAGCCACGTCAAGAGCATAACCCCACAAGTGCCCGTCTTTCCGGGCTGTCAGCGACTGTAGGTGGCTATTACCTCCACCCTGATGGCTTCCAAGTTGCAAGGCCCGCCGCACTCCCGGAACCGAAACATCAATCCCGTACCGCTGCGCGCATCTCAGCTTCGAGATCATCGACCTCTGTAGCATCTGACGCAGCTGCTTTCTTCGCACCTAACGACTTGGACTTGGCCACTCCGGACTTGCCCAACTTCTTTTTGCCATTGCCACTGGGGAGCTTAGTGCCTTTGGCTCTGGCAGCTTTAGAAGCCTTGGCAGCCTTCGCAGGAGCTTTTGATGCCTTGGCTTTCTTCTTTGCTGCAGGTGGAGGGTCTTCCTCTTCTTCCTCTTCCTCGTCCTCTTCTTCCTCGTCCTCTTCTTCCTCTTCCTCTTCTTCCTCGTCCTCTTCTTCCTCGTCCTCTTCTTCCTCGTCCTCTTCTTCCTCGTCAGGATCAGAATCGTCCTCTTCTTCCTCCTCTTCTTCCTCCTCCTCTTCCTCCTCCTCTTCCTCCTCCTCTTCCTCCTCCTCTTCCTCAACGCTCTCTGGCAATCCACCAGACGACCCCTGAGCCTCAGCAAGTTGCTTGGCTTCGTCTGGGTCTACTCCCTCCAAAATAGCCTGCATCTCGATAGGTGTTCGAGCAGGCATCAACCCATCCAAGTCATGCAACAAAGAATTCTCATCTGTGCTGAGAGGTTCACACTGTGCTTCCTTGATCGGAGCCTTACCAATCTTTCCCGTTGGGCGAACACGATAGTCAGTTTTGATCCCTTGACCTTCGCGAGTAATAGCGATGTCCTGCCCCTCCATCACATCAGTCATGTCCAGCTCATCGTTGAAAATGTCGAGAAGCTGCTTCCAAACTTTCGGCCCGTACGAATAGATCTGGATCTTGGGGTCACCAACTTTGGGCAGTGTCTCCAAACCCTGAGCCTGCATCTCTGCCACATCGTTTGCCGTCCACTTCGGATCAGAGATGTCAATAATGTTGGAAAAGAACCGCTGCTTTGGCTGCAGCTGCTTGGCCATTTCCTTGTCCGCCGGATCAGAGGACCCCTTGAACTTGGCATGCTCATCACACACTGGACAGGGATCACTCTTCTTCCCAGGAGGCGTGTACCTGGGACACGTCAGATGAGCCTGGTTATTGTCATCAGGACCAATGGACCAGTGAATCCACATCTCGCGCCAAAACTGATGATGGTTGGGTCCCTCTTCCTGCCATGGGGGCAGAATTCGGATACGGTTCTTTCCTGTACGGGGCTTCCAATACAGTCGAGCAGCTGACTTGCCCCAGGCCGCCGCTCGGGCGGCCTCCTCAGCAGCTCTTTTCGCCACCTTTTTGCGATCAACCTTTGCGGGCATTGCCGGTTCCTCCTCTTTCGCCAGTTGTTGGCTTTCAGTCCCGCCGTACGGGACGTTTCTTCTTCTTGACCGATGATGACCGTGCCTTTTGGACAGCCCGCTCACGTGCCGCCTCACGAAGCACAACAGGGTCTGCAGCTCCCTCAGCCCGATAGTTGGCTCCCAAGCTGATGAGCATCTCCTTACGCTGGATGAAGGACTCCCGCCCCTGGACCAACAACCCGTGCTCCTTGCGCGCACGAAGCAGAGCTTCCAGCAGCTGCTGGTAGTCACCGTCCGTAATCACTGAATTTTCCACCATTTTTTCAGTGAGACGCACAGGCGGGTTTGAAGTGAGCGCCTCTTGGCGCACCCGATGGTCAGTGCGCGCGTATAATTGCTCCAGCCTGTTCTTGAGTGTGGCCACCTTGTCCTTGGCCAACTCAGACAGCATGGCCCACCGCGCAAACTTGCGAGCTTGCTCAACAAATTCACCATCCAAATCTTGGGCATCGATACCAATTTCGTCATCGATATCGAGGTCATGAACCACCCCATCAATTTCACACGTCACCTGAATGTTGATGTCTGCCATAGTTGCTTTTGACCTTTCCTTAGTAGTAACCCCTGCTCCCCAGACCTAGACACCTTTACAGCTTCAAAGGCTTCTTTTCAGCCCAGTTTGTTGCCGAATAAGAGAGATCGGTCGTCATAGGCACCCTGAAATCGAAATCCTCCATTTTCTCAATGATTCCCTTTAGGTAAGACAGCTCACTACGGTGCATGTAAAAGACAATCTCATCGTGGATCGGTTTGACTAGCCGCGATTTCTTCCCTCTCAACAACTCATGCGCTCGCACCATGGCAACCTTGAAAAGATCAGCACACGTTCCCTGGATCAAAAAATTGACAGCCTGTCTTTCGATCCGCTCCACCAATCCCGTGTTCCCCCACCCCGAATAACGACGCAGCAGTTTGCTCAACTCTGGGAACCTTCGGTAGCGACCAAAGTGGTTCTGCACATAACCAGCATCCCGAACCTGCATCTTGGTCTTGCCAATCCACCGACGAACACCACTGAGCTTGGCAAAGTATTGGTTGATGAACCCTTGGCAAGTCTTCTCGCTGTACTGCTTTTTGGGTGTACTGATACGCAGTGACAATGTATAGGCCGTACCACCGTATATGATCAGAAAATTGATGGTCTTCGCCACACTGCGTTTGAATGACAACTCCTGGTGCAACTTGTGCGTATCGTCGTTAAGGATGGCGGTTGCTTCATCGTAATCACCACCAAACATCTGGCAAAGCGTCTGGGTATGGACATCTCTGAACGGAGGCTTGGTGTAGCAGTCAATCAGAATAGGATCTTCGCTGTAATGCGCCGTCATGCGCACTTCCATCTGCGAGTAGTCGATATAAGCCAACACGTAGTTAGGCTCCAATACCACTGGACCCCAGCACTTCGGACACTGATTTAACTGAATGATCGACTGCTCTGTGTGACCGCACTCCTCACAACGAAGCTCTTTGGGTGGGACAAACGCTCGTCGAATCGTCTTATCCCGACGAGGGATGTTTTGAAGATTGGGTTGTTTGGATGACATGCGCCCAGTGGTCACCATCTGGTTATAGTCGCAATGCAATCGCTGGTCGTCGGTTAGCAGCTCTAAGATCGAATCAACGTACGTCGACTTGAGTTTTGTTGCTGCGCGGTACTCTTGAATCAACGCACACACCTCGTACTTGGCCGCCATGGATTCCATAACACTGGCGTCAAGGCTGAACCGTCCGGTCTTCTTGGACTTCTTGGTGAGCTTCACCCCTTTGGCCAACAGTGGCTTGATTAACGTCGCCCCACTACTTGGATTCACATCCCCCAACTCATCTATGATCCTTGCGTGCAACTCATCAATCTGCTTCTGCAAGATAGGACCGACTGAAGCCAGGTACTCTTTGTCAACAAACACACCTTGGTACTCACAGTCTTGCAGCACCCACAACAAGCTCGACTCGGAAAGATAGAGACGCCGCAAATCCAGGTCTTCAACAACACGAATCAGCTTTCGCTTGTACAGAATCCACGTGTAATGTGCATCGCTAGCCGCGTAAGGCGTCATGATGTCCAACGGCACATAGCCGTAATGAACCTTCTTTTTGGGGATCTTGTTCTTTCGTCCAAACTCACCACGGAACTTGTCTACCGCAAGCTCCCACTTGTCTGCCTCAGCATGAATCTCCTGCTTCGCTATGAGCTTGAGCTTTTGCGACCCTGACTCGTCAATCAAACTGTGCATCAGTCGAGTGTCGTGAATGATATGCTTGGGAATAAGCTCTTCCTTGGCAAGGAAATGAAGATCAAACTTGCCGTTATGCCAAATGGTAACTCGTTTGGGATCACCAAAAAACTCTAAGAGATCATCACGTATTTGAAAGATATCAAGCTGCTTTTCCATCGTCACATGCCGAATCGGCACGTAATACGAATGCTCGGCACCCCAACTGAAACTGAAACCAATAATCTCAGCACCGTGATAACTCGACAGTCCGGAGGTCTCAACGTCACACGCTACAGTTTTTTTGATCTTGAGATCTGCGTAGAACTTACGCCAGAGAGGAAGAGTGTTGATGAGGTGGTAAATGCCCCCGGCTATACCTTGCCAGGTTCGTGCCTTCTGCTGAGGCACCTGTGGCCGCGACGCGGCTCTTTTCTGCAGCATTGGTTTTCCCTATCGTTTCGACTTTGCGATAATCCTCTCTACATTTCGTTTGGCTGTCCGCTGGGTGTGCTCCAAGCTTCGTTGTTTGAGCACTTCACTTCGGACAGCTGGGTCATGGCATCGCGTAGCCACTCCTCCAAGACAACGCTGCACGTTCTTGGAAGAGCACTTAGGGCACCCAACTGGATGCTGGTCACTCGAATCTAGCCAGACTTCCCAGCAGTTTCCACACAGCAAGCATTCATAGTCAACGACAAAGGGCATGGCTCATAACCTCTCTTAACTAGGTTTGGTTTCAGCCGGAGATGGAAGTGCAGACAAAGAAGGCAAACGCAGCTCGGGGTGTTTCTCTCGGAACGAATCCCAAACCAACGCCAACCCCGTGCGACCCCCACGGTCATACCCAGCTTCTAACTGCTGCACGCACAAGCGCACGTATGATGCGTTACGATGAGGTTCAAACAGCTGGGCTATCGTAGCCGTAAACTCATCGGAAAGGGGCATCATTGGTCTTTCTCTGCCGCCTCAGCTTTTTTGTATTGGGCTGCCATCATACGCCCACCACAAGTGCAATACCACCCGCAGCAATCATAGAACCTATCGATGGTCGGAGCTAAACAACGGCAGAGCTTGAAGGGAGCACAACGGCCACCTGGATGGCGATTCCCGTATCGAAAGCGTTCACGTGGCCGCTGCAAAGGGTATCACCTGGAATTAGGCACAAAAAAGGGGGCAGACCTTTGACGGGTCTGCCCCCTGGGTGTTACTCGGCTGCGACTGCAGCAGTCTCCGTAGCCTTCTTGGCTGCCTCTTGCGCTTTTGCCCGCGCAACCGCTTTCTTGTTCTTCTTCTTCTCGCCCACGCTGGTCTTGATCTCGTCCAAAGCCTTGCTCAACATGCTCGACTTCTTGGGCTTGGTCGAGGTCTTGGACTTGGCTGAAGACTTCTTCTTGGCAGAAGCCTTCTTCCCATTGCTGCTCTTCTCTGCAGCCGCCTCGCGCTTCACAGCTGCTTCGGCACGTTTACGTGCCGCTTGGGCCTTCTCTTTGGCCACCTGCTTTGCAGTAGCCTTCTCGACCCCCTTGAGCAAAGACGCATCGGCGGGCTTGGACTTCTTGGACGCAGCTTTGACTTTCTTCTTAGCCTTACCAGACCGTCGCGTTCGCGCACTGGTCGTCTCGGTAGTCCCGCGCTTGATTCGCTCCTTTCCAGTCCGGGACAACGCATAGGTGCCCCGAGGAAGACTGTCATTGGTGTGCGGCCCATCCACCCAACCGTCACGCACCAAACGACGCAAACCGTTGCGCACAAACGACTGAGCCTGTGCATCCTGATCCGACTCATCCCACTGCTCATAGGTCTCTTCGAGATGAGCCTTGGAAATCCGAGAGAAGACTTTCTTCAACTCCGCGATGGTGTGGTACTTCCCATCGGACAGGACGTCAAACAAACGCTGTTCCCTGTCGTTAAAACCAGTAATTTTCGCCATGGTAACCTCCAGATCCTCCTTTTGGTTAAAACACTATTCGATCAGATCGAAGAAAGATCGATCTGCAAACAAGACATAACGTGTAGCTAAGAGATGCTCTAGTGTCAAGATCGAATACGGAAAAAACTACGTGATCACCTCCCAAAGCTCGACATCTTGGACGTATACCTCCAGCCACCAATGGTGAGTTTCCTCACGCATTGTGGGTGGAGCCATGTGGTCCATCCCCTGTTGACGTTCCGCCAAGATGCGCTCGTTGCTAATGATCTCGCCATCTTCAGTCGGCACAAAGTCTCCACCAGTCACCTTGTCCCAGATCTCTCGGGCGGTATCTGGACCAAACTTGTGATCGTTGTAGACAAGATAGAGCTTGAGCACATCGTCACTGTACTTTTGAAGGATCCCAGCTAACCAGTCCTCCCTGTCTGGCGTTACGGTGTCAGCCACGCGCATTAGCGCACCTCCATATCAGACACAGTTTGCAGCAATGCGGCTGCAACGGTCTTGGCCATTTCAACTGTATTGATCCTAAATCGACCTGTAAAGAACTCGAAGGTGTGCTTCTTGTCCTTGACAGGAACCTTTCGCACCTCCCATCCATGGTTTTTCTGAATCCACGCCACCATCCACGGGTTGCAATCCACAAGCGCCCCAGAAGCCGCGTTTGTCCACATGCGGCACACATGCATACCGTTGTAGAAAAACGTCCAGCATGAGGCTCTACGATTGACCACCAACCCCTTTCCGTACTGCTCCACGAACCAATTTGCGGCGATCTCCCTCTGCACCCGAGACGAAGCTGTTGGGTACTTCCAACTCTCGGGCAACGCTGGCGGCTCCCCCACGTCCTGAAAAATCACCTTCATGAATTTGTCAACTGGACGACCTGTGTCTAGGTAAGGCACTCGCGCCTTGGGGGGACCTGGACGCTTACGTCTAGATCGCTTCTTGGGTCGCTTTTTCTTCTTCGTCTGTAACTGCCGCCCATGCCGCTGCACCTTGGCAAAATCATCCAACCCCACCTCCGTGGAGTCTTCAGGACGCTCCAAAGCACGTATGACACGAGACAGCACCTTGGCATCGGTGTCAGTAAGGTCTTCAACCTGGCTAGGCTCAGCATCTCCTGCAGCCTTGTGGTACACCGACTCGCACAGCTTGCGCAGCTCACACTCCAACTCGGGACAGTACGATGCCTCTTCCTCTGAATACCAAAGCCGTCCAAAGCACGCAGTTCGCTGCACCGCCGCGCACACTGCCGGGCTCTCGCTTTTGAGCACCCGTCCTATCACTAAATCAAACTGATCAACTTCTTGTTTTTCTTCCTCCTCTGGTTCTACGATCTCAGGATACTCCCCTGGATCTTCTGGTACAGCACGGTCAACCCCATCCAATGCCGCCTTCATCTTAGGAGTCACCAAGATCGGAGCTACATCCGTGCTGTTGTTTTCCCCCAATTTGGAGAACTTCTCCTTCTCGAAATTCATTTTAGTGGCCATGAAAAAGCCTACAGACAGCCGTTTCGATTCGTTCGACAATGCGGTCCACCTTTTTGTAGTGAATCCCTAGATACTTCGCAAAATGCGAATTCCTAACCAAGCAATGATCTTTTGGAACTCGTGAACACTCAGACCAACGCCCTTTCACAAAGGCGTGAAACTCTTCCGGTGGATCAACCATGAGAGACCACACACGATGTCCGTCTTCGTCCAGCTCCACCTGCGCCTGCTCCATCAAAAATTCCAATGACGTTAGCTCTGTGGGTGGTTCTTGGTAATTGTCCACAGACATTTCACGATGGTATGCACGCAACGCTTCCATCTCACGTGCATGAACACGCAAGACCTTCAGCCGATACCACAGCAATCGTTGGTACAGATATGTGGAGAACTTGCGACCGCCATTAGGTACCCACAATGAAGAAGCCTTGATCGCTTCTTCCCATGCGTCGTTTCGGATGTCATCTATGTCTAACCAACGGCACTCTCGTACAAGCATCGCAGCAAAGTAGTCGATCAGTCGTTTGTACGAGAGTACCATAGCTAAGCTACCTTCCTAGTCGTCAAGCGTTTCCCTTTGCGCAACATCACATCGAGCTGTTCCAACATGACTTTGGGCAGGTCTTCCACTGAGTTGATCTCAACACTGTTGGAGTAGTAGTCCTTCACATGCGGGCTACAAATCCCCACAGCAAACAGCTCCACGATACTTTCGAGCTGCTTCACCACCTCCTTGAGATACCGCGTATGGTCTGACGTGCACCTGGTCACGTTGGGCTGCGGATACCCATCGTTGAACACGAACAGAATTTTACGGGTCTCAGGAAACTGAATCAGACGAGACGCAGCCAATCGCACCGACTCAGCATCGTACGTGTTGGCCATCGAATTTCGACTCATCTGAATGCAGCGATGCTTGACATGCCGCCAGTCCTCATCAAAGGACTTGTACACGCCAACCCACAAGTCCCCCCAACGCGAGAAGACCTCTCGCTCTTCCGGAGTTGCTCGGTTGTAGCGAGCCAGACCTGTATCGTAATCCCGAGTAGAGTACCCACAGATCTCAAACGGGATACCCAACTCGTGCAACACTTCCCCAAACAACATGGCTGCCTTCGCAGCCAAGTCCACTTTGTAGCCGTGCATGCTGCCAGAGTGATCCACCCACAAAGACGCCCGCGTGTTGAAGCTGGGAGCAACCACACGTTGGCGAAACACACGCTTGCTGGTACCAATGGGAACACGAAACGCCGCACGGGGATCAATCTTACCGCGACGTTTACCTGACTCCCATCGGTCCTGCTTGCTGCTCAATAGATTCAAACGCATTCGCTTGAGCAGCACATTCACCATCGCCCGAGACTGCCGCAAGAAAGCAGCAGACTCTACCTTGTCACCACCCTCGATACGAACCAGCATGTCACCCTCAGTGGTGTAAATGAAATAGCGATCCTCCTGAGCAATGTCTTGCTTGCACGCATCTCGGATCATGTTCTGACGAGAACGCAGCTGCTCGTCTCTTCGCATCTCCTCATCGGTGGCATCCAACGCGTCGTCACCTTCATCAGGACCACCACCTGGCTGCTCATCCTCGTCATCCTCGTCACCGTCCCCCTCAGCTCCATCCGATTCCTCCTCATCCTCTTCCTCACCATCTGACTCGGCTTCGCTGTCCTCTTCTCCTTCTTCTCCGTCCTCTTCTTCTTCACCCTCACCAGATGCCCCCGACTCTTCGTCATCCTCTTGCTGCGGAGGCGTTAACGGAGGCTGTACATCCTCCTCTTCGTCTTCCTTCTCCTGTAGAACCTGCATCACAGTGGCTGCGTGGTCGATCACCTCCTGTGTATTGGAAAAGCCCTTGGACTGCTCAATGAGCCCCAGAACCTTCTGCAGCTTGGGCCATATCTCGGGCTCCTTTTTGAGGACGTCCTCAGTGAACCAATGGCTCGGCCCAGAACACCCCAGAACAGCCATGCCCTGACACAGCCGTCCAAACGGCGATAGCTCAGACCACCGCTCCTTGAGTTGCTTCAATGCCCAATCGCTGCAGCATGCCAAGTTGACCCCAGCTCCACGCCACAGCTTGCGCATCTCTGATTCAACACGCCCATCTTCCAACGCCTGGACGATGTTCCACTTTTTACGGTCATGTGACTCCAACGACTTCAGAGCATTGAAGTCGCTGAAGATCACATGAGCCACTTCATGATCGAGAAAACCCTGAATAGCGTTCAGGAACTCTTGCGATGCGTTATCGGGAATAACCGGCAAGTAGATCGTCCGGCCATCCGTCATGCACGCATCATGTTTGAAGATCACCTTGATCTTGTACTTCTCAGCCAGAATGCGCCCGAGCTTTTCGAGTGCACTCTCAAAGTACCTGATCTTGGATCGGCTCAAATACTGAGACACACTTCACTCCAATCTAGCTTCCGCTGATGTGCTCGAAAGCTCGCTGGACAATCCCCTCTGTTACCTGAGCATCCTCAGTGCTCATCCGGTTCAGAAAGCAGTAGCGAGCTGCCCTCATGGGATTTGCCATCTTGAGGTACTTGTCGCACCAGTTGATCAAGTCACGAGGAGACAACGGCACAGAGATCTGCCCGTTGCTGTACCCATCGCGCACCTTGTTGATGGCCAGAATGAACGCATCCGCCTCAGAATCCTCCAAGTCGGGTGAGAACTTCTGGATCAACATTTGCTTCTCTTTCTCTGGCTCCAGGTACTTCATCCGAATGGTCAAGCCAAATCTGTTGATCTGGCTGTAGTTCTGGATGCGAGTGCCTTGGCTGTACAGCCCCGTGTCGTCACCCTGGCCAGCCGTGTTGGCTGTGGCGACGATGAGGTTGTCATCGTGAAGGGGGATCAGCTCGCCGCCTGTCTCCGTCAGAAACAGCTTACCGTCCTCTTTCTGCAAAGGACGCTGAATGACGAAGCTAGTCTCTTCGCTGATCGTGTCCCACTCGTCCAAGATGATGACACATCCCGGCATGCGGAAAGCCAGAGGCAGCACGCCGTACTGGAACACCATCTCTTTGCCCTTGACGATCCACTCACCCACCAGGTCGTTACGAGTGATGCAACCGTCAAAACTGATCTTGACCACGCTGTAGTTCAGCCTGGCGCAGATCTGCTCGATGATGGATGTCTTGCCTGTGCCTGTGTCGCCCACGAGTAGGATACGGTCCTTGCTCGCAAACCCCATGAGCAGCACCAACAACTCATCAGGTGGGAACACATAGCTCGGGTCTATTGCGGGCGTGAACTCGGTGGGCTCTGAAAAACCCTGGACCTGACGGTCCTTGATCTTAGGCTTCCCATTTTCGAGAGCCACCTCACCGTTGCTGTCTTCCTCGAACCCCAGGTCGACACCAAAAGTGTCACGCACCCAGAGCATCTTCTTCTTGCGGCGACTGCCCCCAACTGGAGACAAACGTTTCTCATACCGCTTCTCGTACTCGGCCCTGCCACGCTCCGAAAATACCGGAGCATCGGGGTGCATCTTGATGTAGTTCTCAACATCGAGTCCATGCTCGTCACGAAGATGCTTGACGAGGATGTGCCCTTCGTATCGGCAGGTCGCAACAGCGCACTTGACCTTGCCATCACTGCCTTTGTATTGGTCCAGGATCGTTTCGGTTGAATTCGCCGCCTGCTTTGTCTGCGCAGCCTTGGCCTTCGCCTTCACAGGCGTTCGCTTCGATGATGCCACATTTTTCTCCTAATTCTGGGTGGTTGAAAGTTGAATTGATCTCATCCCTACTGCAACAGGCAGTAGATCAAGCATATTAGATGGTAGGGACTGTGTACCACAAGTACCACGAAAAGGTCAAGTGACTTACCAGAAGGATTTCGCTTTTCGTCTCTGTGCTAAGTCTTCAAAAGATAAGGGTTTATCGAGATCAATACCTGCGATCTCCCAATCGTTCATTTTGGCCACGATCAACTCCTGGCCTTCTCGCTGAATAACAAACCGATGAAAGTTCAAATAGTTAATCTCCCTGGGATTCTTCACTGCTTTGAACTCAAACCCATAGGACATAAGCTTCTGCTTGGTCGTCTCAACTGCTGAGAGAAAACCCTGATCCTCCATGTAGAACAAATCGATGTTGGGCTTGTCCTCGGTCAACGCGCGTACATGCTCTTTGCTGAAATGCAGCACTGAGGCGATGATCAGAACTCGGTCGTACAGTTGCGACGCTTGAAGCAACATCGGCTCGCTCAGCTCCTTCAACGGCTTCTTTTTGACATCGCGCTTAGCAAACAAACGTTGATCCAATGCCACCAAAACCTTCTGACACTGCTTAGGAGGTGAGGTCGCTGCCACCTTCTTTCTGGGTCCGTCAAACCACTTCATCTCACCACTCCGGCTTTCGTTTTGGACGGCAAAAGCTACTGAACTTTCGATCACTGTTTTCGCTTCTATCTCGTGTTTGATCCTCCGGTTGCACACGGCGGTCAATCCGCCACTTGGTTACTTCGTAGTGCCGCTTTGCCACTTCCAACGAAGAGATGAACAAGTCCATCGCTTTGTCCCGAACAGGCTCAGGCACACCACGAATCAAATTCTCTACTTCTCGGTCTAGTTTCTCCTCGTCCAGCCCCACAAGTCCCCGAAGCTGCGTATCCAACTCCGGAGCCTTCTGGTGCATATCTGTTCCCAAAGCGGCAAGCTCCAGCAATAGCTCCTTCAAACGTGCTTGCTTGTTCATCACCACTCCCTTCGTCTGACAGGGAGCTTACCCTTGGACTTAGGTTGTTCTTGCTTCTCTTCGGGCTCTTTCTTCTCCTTGGCCTTCTTAGATTGCTTCTTGGGCGGGCGGTCTCCCATGACGCGCTCACGACGCAACCGATTCACCTCATCGCGCAACAACTCTTGCCGCGAAATGCTGTCCTTTTCGCGCGGCTCCTCTCCGTTTCCTCTGCTGCCTCCTCGCATGCGCATCCCTGGACCAAACGCTTTTTCAGCCCGGTCCATCGCACGATGGTAATCAGAGTCGTTAGGCGTTCGAGATTTCTTGGAACAAAGTTCGATCTCGTCGAGGTCCCACTTCTCTTCACAAAAACCCGTCGAATCCCAAATTTCCACTTGAACGCAATCCGCAAACACTTGCGAGATCACACCAGACTCATAGCCGTACAACAAACGAACTCGTTGCCCAACTTTGTATTTGTATTTGGATCTATGAAACCGAGTATTGGCTTTCTTCTTCTCGCCAACTTCCTTCCAAACCAAAGAAGAAACCGTGTCGAGCCCCAGTGTTTCCACACGAGCCGCACTCACTGTTCGCGTAGTCACCTTGCGCTGACCAAACGACTTCTGCTTGATTTTCAGATTATGACCCGACAGTCCCTGCTGCCAGCTGTCCAACTTCCACACTGAGCCGTCATAGAGCACCAGGTCACCCCAGTTGATATCTGCTCCAAGTCGATCCTTGGGTCGAGATGCACTCATTTCACCCTCCGTCGCCTAGCTTGTTGCAAGAGACGGTCCAGAAAAACCTCGATGCTAGAATCCCGATGCTTTAGCTGCCCACGCAACGTAAGCGCTTGACTCGAATTGGATTCTGTCCACCATCTCGTCGACAAACACATTGCCCAACCGTTTGGGCGCCAGCAGCATGTCGCCGAAATCTTTGGTCTTCCAGACATCGTGGTGAAACGGGAACACACTCACCCGTTCAAACCGACCTGCCAGCCGTTTGACAACTTGAGCCATCTTAGGCTGCGCTTCATAGTCCCAGGCTAAGGTCACCTCCCGAGGCTGAAGCTCTTGTAGCAACGCCACCTGACGCGCCGAGAGCTTCTTTCCAAAGGTGGCCAAGGCACAGTGCCCGGTCACCTCTTCCACCGCTAGAGCGTCAATGACGCCCTCCACAAGGACAATATGCCCGTTACCGTTGGGCACCCACTGCCCCTGCTGCCAATACCCCAGTGGCCACAGCAGCCCCTGGATATCTGACTTTGGCCATACCACCCAACGCGGGTTTTTGTTCTCAACAGATCTACCCACTGCAGACCGCAACTCCCCCTCCCGGTCGTACACCGGAAAGATCAACCGCCGATTCCATCGAGCAGTGAGTTGTGACTGAGCACAGAACCTCGCATCGTGCTTTTCCAGCATCGACGATGAGATCCCACGCGATTTCGCATAAGCCGAATCCGTACAAGGACGGAAACTGCCTGGTAACCTCATTTCCTTGATCTCCTTTTCCTTTCTTGGTTTCTCTTGCTCATCGAACAGATCGGCGAGCATGTCACCCAACGCCTCATCAGATGTTGGGTGCACTTCGCCCGTTAACCGTTCAATGACCGCTCGAACGGAAATAGCCTCCGCGTCCGCTATGAAACGCGGAAGCCATCCCGTCCCTGGTTGTTGTTTGTGATCTCCATAGCCGCACTTGTAGCAAATCCAAACCTTCTTCTCTGCATTGATCCAAAGATGCTGCTTGGTGTCGCTGTCAGCGCAACCATTGGGAGAAAAGCAGTCAACCCGAAGTTCGTCACCAGACGCCTCCTTCACAAGGTCGAACGTCTGGTTGACGTATAGCTCCAGGTCAAACCGCTCGATTGCTCTTTGTAGCTTTCTGTTGTCCATCTAGCTCCAGTATGCGCCCTTTCGTTGACGCCGCTTGATCGCAGACTCCTTCTTCTTGGGTTTCGATGGTTCAACCACTGGCTTGGCTGTTGCCTGTTGCGCCTTCTTGCGAGCAGCAATAACCGCCTTCATCGTTTTGCGCACAGGTTTCGGAGTCGACTGTGGTGCTGGCTGCTGCGTTACAGACGGCGACCCACCCGCTGCTTTCACAGCTGCTTCGTACTTCGAGGTTTCCATCGTGTCGTGATCCTTGTCGGTCACACGCCAGTTTGAACACCCGTAGAAGTCGTAAGACTTCCCATACCGAGAAGTTCCCACACGGTGCTTGAACTGACCACCACACTTGGAACAGACCGGAACTCCAGCAGTATGGGTATGGGTTGGTTGCTTTGGTTGAGGCTTGGGTTTGCTGCCCAGCTTACCTGTCCACGGTGCCGGCCAACTCTTGGCCAGCTCAGCCATGCTTTCCAACCGATCCAAACTGGCTTGGTAAACCGTTCCCTGGTCGATGTATCCCAGGATGTCGTGAATCTGCCGCGCTCGTCCCCAAGACAACTCGTCTTCATTGATCTCACCGTCATCAGTGGTCTCCAACACCCACTCGGCAAACTCCGCATACTCCTGATACTTCTTGCGCGCTGCCTTCTGCTGCTTCTTCGCTGCTTTCTGCGCTGCTTGGTTCTTGCGCTCCTCTTCCTTGTTGATCGCGTTTTGCAGGTCTTGCACAGTGCCATCTGGTGGGGGCAAACACTTGATCCCACCAATACGGACGCCACCTTTGCCGCCACGAATGAGTTTGATATCGATACCCATCCGCTCTGCAGACTCGATCTTGGTCTCGTATCGCTGCCGTTCCTTGGCTACATGAATCGCCGCAATGACCTCATCGTAGGTCATAGTGGTGATATCAATGTCCAACTTCTTCGCCTCGCGTTCCGCCTTGCGGTACACGCGCAACATTTCACGCCACTGCTCTTTGGCGATCTGTTCGAGGCGGTCCTCTATCTCCGCTCTCGGAACACCCGCCGCCAGTAGGTCTCGACGATACTGCGCACGTCGCTCCTTGGACCACGACGCAATGATCGCACGACTACCGCACGCCTGGCCGCAAGGACCAATGAGCGTGCCTTTGTCGTCCTGCAGCCAGAACTGCACTTCCATCGGCGTCCCATTGGTTACCTCTGGGTTGCGCATGCGCTGCTTGAGTGTTGGATTCTCCTTGATGGTTTCCCTTCGATTTGAAGGATCAACTATCCGCGTCGCGCAGATGACACAACGGGTATCCCCACGTCTCACCTGGTAGATGCGAAGGTTATTGGTTTCCGCCAATCGGCGATGCAGTTTTCTTGGATCGATACGCTTTCGAGCCATGGCTACTTTTTCTTCTTGAGGACGTTCGAGGCTTCGCGCAGTGCCTTGGCCAATGCCGCCGCCTGATCACACGTCAGCGGACAACCCTGCTTGGTCTGCCACTCTTCGCCCGTCTTGGTGCTGATGCCTACGCGGTACACACCGATCTTGGGATCGGCACCATCGTAGCTGTACACCTGCACCGAGAGGACACCATGCCGACCCACGTCAATGGGGTCAGCCTCATGCAGAAGCTCCAGCTTCCCTGGATCGAAAGCTGACTTCTTTGCGCGTGTTACGCTCTGCCGTTGCGCCGCTTGGGCTGCTTTGGTCGTTCCTGACTTCGCCATACCTGTCTCCTTTGTAGTGACTTGGGGTTCCCTGCCAATTGCAGGACGCGGCTTGCAAGTCTTCCCCCATAGTCATGCCGCCGGCTGCTGTACCGCCTGCAAGGGGTATCAACAGCCACAGACTCCTTTGTTGTGTTTGGAAGCTAGAACGTTGCCGAGTACGCAACGCTAATCGATGCCCGTAACTTACCCATTGGTTGTTTTGGATCACCAGGCTCGAAAGTTGAATGCACTCGCATTGTCAACGAAAACGGTGTCTCGTAATCCAACAATGCGTCTGTCAACACATCGCGTGCTTTGTTGGTATCCCACTCCGAAAGCTGGAGCAGTGGAAGCTGACCAAACGCTATGGGACCTGTCCTGACGAGCACACGATCTCCCACCAAGACCTCGATCTCTTCTACGTCCCAAGCGTTCTCGTGGACCTTGACTGTGATGAACTTGGGTGTGACAGACAGCAGCTCGCTGCTACCGATCTTGGAATCGGTATCTTTGAAGATGTCGAACGAGACATTCCGTTCGTAGCTGGTCACAGGTACGCAACAAGTTCCGTATTGACTTGAACCCGCACACGTATCCACTTTCACACACTGAATTTCACACGTGTAGTCGTTGTCGGATGTCTCACACGAGATCCCATCATCCACCCAATCCTGCAGATGACTGCAACCCCTATCGGGGACACAGCTATACCCGTTAATCAGCGGGTCTGTGTTACCTTTCTCTGTGACCGAAATCTTGTCCAACGAAGCCGTCACCTCCCGAAAAGGCGTAGCCGTCTCGAACGACTGCACGCCCCCATCACCTATAGGGACACCGCCATCGTCCAACAACACACCACCGTCACTCGTGTTACGCAGCACATTCTGCTCCGACACACAGGTGACCAAGTCCTTGTCACACACCAAACCCTCATCACACGTGTTGTTGCGATAACACGGTCCGCCCTTCACACCCTCGGGCAAGTTGATGCCCGTCGTGTCACCACCACACGCACCCAGAAAAAACACCACCAACGCCAAAAACATCGTCGTGTACTTCATACCCTTCTTGCTCCCTTCACTTTTGTCTTCCAGCCAAATGCGCCACTTATGGGCGTGCGCCCACAAAACAGCCAATGGCAACAAAATGATCATATCCGCAACAGGCGCCTCGGTCACAAACACAAGCAACGGCAAAGCACCCACTAGACCCATGATGAATGCAAACAACATATCGCTACGCATTGTTCTGCCTTCCTAATCCCTACACTGGTCCTAGTTCTGGGCCAGCTCCCTCAGAAACAACGCGATACTTTCAGCGTCTGGCTTCGCCAAACCCAACTTCTCACCCACATAGTTCGGATCAAACTCACCAACCCGAAAGTGGTAAGCAGCCCTGAAGTTCTCCAGTACCACCAACAACCGATACCTATCGATGTCGATCTCCCTGGACTCAACATCTGCGATTGCAGAGCACGGCACCAAAAACATCGTGAAGTGTGTGCCTCGGCGTTGGTAAGAAACCGCCACTGAGCCAAACCGCAATGCGGTCTTGATTCTCGAAATTGATCCGTCTTCTAGTTTAGCCTTCATCCTTTTCTCCTTCATTGTTCTGGCCACACATATTCAACAGCTTGTGCATGGCTTCTTGTGTTCCCTTGGTACTTTCCACAAATCGCTCAATAGCTAATTTGGCTTTAGGTCCACCAGAGTTGATCACATGCTTTACGCTCTCAAATTCACGATTACGGATAACCAACTCACCCAAAGCCTGACCAACCTCCTGCGGAACCTGCTTTCCGCTACGCACAAATGAAGCAGCCAGCCGAGACATGAGATCGATCTGATACTGCATGTCCTTTCCTATCTTACGAATCAACCTCATCCTCTCAACTTTGCTACCCATCAAAACTCTCCTTCTTGTACTTCCAGTAACCCTCACGTTTAGGAAGCTTCTTCTCCTTTTGCTGCTCTACGGGTTCATCTCCTGGCTCGGATTGACCACCACCTACCAAGAGACCATCTTTGAATATGGCGTACTGAGGCAGGTCCTTGCTGTCCTCGTCCCTCGGCAATATGATCTGAAACGCTGCCAATTCGGTGCGGTCTTTCACCAAGCTCACTCGCGCAGCAACTCGCTCCTTGTTGCTTCCAAGACCAACGATCACACGACCGTCAATCTCGATGCTGTAGTCACTGATGCTGCCCGCTTCACGCAACAGCAACCTGACATCAATGCCACCATCCTTAGACGTTGGCCCAGTCTCGACAGTCTTCTTTCGGGCATCGCTTTTGACCATCGCCCAGAAATTGCGTACGAAACGAGGCATCAGCGACCTCCCTTATCGATCTTCTCGAACAGCTCCAACGCAGAGTGAAACCAATCACAACTGTATGAACCCGACAGTTCGATCAGTTCATTGACCCAACGCTGTAGATCAGTTCCTTCTTCAAACGCTTTGGACAAGCCATGCATAGCTTCCAGAATAGAAGCTACTCGACCTGCGTCCCTCCTCACCTTACTCAGAAGGGAACAGCTATTGTGTTTAGGCATGTGTATTCCTTTCCTGCAAAGCAAGGGCGCCTATGCGCCCCGCTCCGCGTTGAATATGTCTTTAAGAAGGTTGGCAGTGTCGTCCAACCAGTGAACGCCAAAGCTGCACGACAAATTATGCAGCTCATTCAAGTAGGGCTCTATGTCGCGGCCCTCTTCATAGGCCAGCTGCATTGCAGCCAACTGGCCCACCAGCAGGTTTAGCCTGCCAGCTTTGTTTTCGATCTTATCTGCTAACGATTTCCTCATTGGTTTTCCTTTCGGTTGTGGACCTAGCTCTATGGGGCCTTCCAGTCTTTCGCTAGGCCATGCCCCCGGCCGCCGTAGCGGCCACAGACTCCTATCCGTACACGAGATAGTGTGGTTTGCGCTCTCCACTGATCACCTTGTTGATCATCTCGGACAACGTGTCTCTGTTTTCTCGAACAAACTGACGCTTGGTCTGACGACTCGCTTTCCACATTCGATACAGCCCCTCGTCATTGTCCACCCACTGTTCGATATCTCTGAGTGTGAGCTTGTTCGCTGATCTTCTTGCCATGCTACTCCTTACAAAGCGCTTCCCACACCTCGGGATACTGCGCCTTCAGCTCGTTCAACTCCTTGAGGTACGCCACCAGCCGATCACTAGGTTCGCACCTACACTCTGAGCGCTCGCATAAAATCAGGTCAGACAAGCGACTCATCCTCTTTTTGACTTCGTCTTTAGTTTTAGTCACGTATGGATACTCCACCCATGCTCCGGAGACAGATTCACCGAAAACGTCGGTGCGCCACCGTCGCCGTTGTTGTCATGCGAGCCATGAAAGATAAGCCCACCGTTGAACCAGTATTCGTAGTCGCCGTTCGCGTTGCGCCGCTGCATCGTGAACGCGAAGCTGTAAGGTGCGAAATCCGTGAACAGCAAACACTTGGTGCGGCCGTAATCGATAGTCGCTGTGTTGACCCCATCGTCTACGCGGCATGCGTAACCGTCGAGGTAGTTGAGTCTGTCTTGGAGCTGTTTGATCATTCCGATCTTCTCTGCGAATGCCTTGACCTCTGCCATGTGTTCTTTGTTTTCCACTACGAGCATTGTTGCCTCCTAGTTATCTGCACCTGGAAGACGTAATGCTTCCAGTCTCTCGGCTTCGTCCAATGTGGCGACTAAGCCGTGCGTGTTGAAAAAGTCCATGGCCCGCGCTTGCGCTGACCATGACGTGACACAGTGCGTGCTCTCATTTGCATGTATTGCGCGTGCCAACCTAAGCGCCGCACTATCCTCTACACCTGGGTAACTTCCCGCTGGATGCAACGTTTGAAGGTTCGCTTTCCGATTTTTCACTGTTGCTTCCTAGCCGTTGATGACGTTGAGATGATGCTTGACCAGACGCTTGCTCTGTTGAACCAAACGAGCCAACGCCACAGCCTCGGTGTACTTCTGGTTGACCAAATCCTGGTCGTTGTTCTGGCGAGCCTTCTCGGCATCGCGGTAACAGTTGTCCAAGTCGGCCTGCAACCGACGGGATCGTTTCTGCTCGGCCTTCAACAGCTTGCGCTGCCGATCTCTCTCCTGCTCTGCGCGGCGGGCAATCGCCACCTTGCTCTTGCTGGTATCCAGGTTGTGGCTCAACTCGCCACGCAAGTTGAAAAACGAATTGTGAAAGGCATCCTTGAACGGGTTGTTCTCAATCTTGTGTTCCCGCCTCTTGTTCTTGCGTTTCATGATCTATACCTCCTGTTTCTTTGTTGGAGCCTGATTGCTCCCAGCTGCCCACAAGCACCATTGCTTATGAGCAGACGCAACAATCAGCCGTACAGTTTGTCTTGAAGCTCTTCGGACTTCTGCTGCAGTTCCGCCTCCAAATCATCCGCTTTTGCCGCCGTATTTGCGCAGTAACTTGACAGATCAACCGCTGCGTCATGCGCAGCGTCCAAAGCCGCGTGCAAAGCGTTGCACAGCCTCACAAATTCTTTGTCGTCGTACCGTGTATGGATACGGGGCTGCTTAACTGATCTTTTGACAGCAGCAAGCAAGCTCCGCAGCTCAAACCCTACTTCTTCGATCTCTCCCTCCACACCACCGTACAGACAGCTCTTCGTATCCTGCACAAGCACTTCACGATTGATCTGCTGTATTTCGGAACGAAGTTCTTTTTTCTTCGTCTTGTTCGTCATAGCCTCTCTCCTTGATTTCTTGTGGGAGCTTGATTGCTCCATCGCTTGCACTTGGTATCTCAAATGCAAGCTGTGGAATCACCAAACCCTACTCTTTGATCATCGCCTCTACAGCCTCGTAAGCCTTTCTGTACACCTCGCTATCGACCACCGTGGCTGTATTGGACAGATACGCCAACTGCGTCGTGAACAGCACCACAATCGGGTGCGTGTTTTTCCAATCTGTGCCGTGTCCCTCGGCGTTAGCTTCGTCACAGATAGCCTGCATAGCCTTCTCGAACGAGAAAACCACACCGCTAAGGTTGCACGCGTCCTGCACGCTCATCGCGTTTTGCCAATGCTTCTTGTCGATTGCCATCAGTTCAGCTCCTTCAATGTGTTGATGTACTGCTCCAACATCTCCTTGACGCAGATGCCTTGGTAGTCGTTCAAAGCCAATGCCTCTTTGGGACCGAAGGTGCCCACATCGTAGTTGGTATCCATGAAGTCGATACCGCCCAACGAATCGACCGGCTCCATACGCCCACACCCACCGCACTTCTTGCGCATGACCAAGAACAAGCTCGTTACCTTGTTCTTATCGATGTCTGAGAACTCATCTTGATCGAGGTAGGAAAGGTCCGCGTCATCGTCATAGTCCCAAACGAAATCAACAACGATGCCGCGCTTGTCCAACTCTGCCAGCAGGTCACTGGCTGTGTGCTTCTCATCCATTCCGTTTCTCCTTGTTTGAAATGGCCCAATAGAAAACGCCCCGGCCTGAAGGACCGGGGCGCTTGTTTGCTGCGACACCTATAGTATAGCTATGACAAAATTTACACGCAGGTAGGATCAGCTAGGACGAGATCTGTTGGACATGACCTCATGAACCAGTGTTTCTGCCTGACCTGGGTCTGCAGTGATCTCCTCATCCGAAAGGACAATGAGTGCTGACCCATTGGTTAGCTCAATGTTTGGAAAGTCCGTCTTCTTGAGATCCACCAACCCATCCCGCTCTAGCTGCTGGTACGCTGCATTGAACATGCAAGCCGCTATGTTCACCGTGTCGAATGTGAGTCGCACCTCGACCTCTGGCTCTACACGTACCTTTTGCACTGCGTCCGTCAACGTCTTCGTATGTCCGTGCAACTTTCCGTTTCGTACTAGTTCCGCATATCCTTTGCGGACCATGACCCGCAGCGTCTCTAAGATGAAGTCAGTTAGCTCGTCATCGTTGTCTGGTTGCTTCTCGCTCATCCTTCCCTCACTACCTCGAAGAAACACATTCGTTCAAACGCCGTCTTGATCTTAATCGTTTTATACCTCGGACCGTTGCGGTTCTTGGCTATGTAAAGACGCATGATGTCGTCATCAACTTCTTCCTTCGTTTGGTTGATAGTGATCACCACATCGCTGATGTTCATCTTGCCAATGTCCTCGGACACATCCTGCTCTGTATGTGTCTCCATGGAGATAGCCCCACGAGTCGCCTGTGTCGCCGTCCACACCGGAAGGCACATCTCACAAGCCAGTCCCCGCAGCTCCTCCGCAATGGCCGACAGCTCGTCTCGCTTCTCCTTGTAGTGTCGTGGAGGTTGGAGCAAGTCCAAGTAATCCACAATGATCAGGTCTGGGTCAAATCCCAAACTCATGCACTGCATGATGTGCGAGCGCAATGTGGCCACTGACGCTTGTTTGGTGGGGTACTCTTTGATCATCAGCGAGTTACCATAACGCTTGCCGTAACGTTCCAGCTTGCGTACGAGCTTCACTTCTTCTTCGATGAGATCGTTGACAGGTATTTTGGTCAGTGCTGAATCATATCGAGCGGATACCTCGTCTTGGCTCAACTCCATGGTGTAGTGCAACACCTTCTTTTTGATCGTCAGTGCTCGCTTGGCACAATGACCCAAAGCAATTGACTTGCCTCGGTTGGTAGGGGCCATCCAAATCCCCAACTGCTTGACCTTGAGCCCGCCGTTGAGCAGAAGGTCTAACTCGGTCACGCCTGTGGGCATCGTGCGATAATAGGCACGGTCCACCTGGCGTCGCAGCCTTTCCGGCCAGTCGATGAAATACTGCTCACCCAAGTCCAGTGTTTGGGTACCGACCTGCACCGCTTGGCGAACCATCTGCTCTATCTCCTCGAATTTCTCCTCTTTAAGCAATGCTGGCGATTCGAGCACAGCAGCTTTGATGGCTTGATGCCTACAGAAAGTCGACACTTCCTTCGCGATATACTCTCGATCTTGTACTTTGTTGTGAAGTCTCTGGAACACATTCGAGTATAGTGGTATATCAGATTTAGTGATCTTTGGTCGTGGACGTAGCCGACAAGCTTTGAGAATCTCGTTTTTCAACGCTTGCGCTCCCACACGCATCTGGTAGTCCAAGTAGTAGTCCCTCATCGTGCAGAAAAACCAGGCCAAGATCGAATCACTGAAGTATTCAGGTTGAACAAGATCGTGGGTCATCATCAGGAAGTCGTAGTCCTGAAACATGAGCGCCAAGATCTCGACCTGAAAGTCACGGGAGAATTTGAATTGTGACATCACAAATTCTCGCGCGCTGCAAAGGGTATCAAACGATGTACAACCACTTGGTAGATCCTATACACGTTATCCAAAGCGTTGCCGACAGCCTACGTGGGCATGGCCAAGGACAAAAGAAGGCCGCCCACTGGATTCCTCCAGTATCAGAGAAGTTCGAGAGCTGGGCTCAAGAGCTAGAGAGGGCTATCCATCTGTTGACGGAGTCATCCCCTCCAATTGCTGAACCCGAAGCTCCAAACGAGTCGTAAACTCCCAAAGAACTTCGAGTTTCCTGTGCAAGGCGAACTGATCGTCCCGCAACACCCGCACCATCGCCTCCCGATCCATGGCTTTGGACACAGACTCTTCCAGCCGAGAGCAAGAACTGCCCTCTAAGGACAAGCCCCGTCCATTACCGTTACCGGACGTCACAACCTGTGACGGACGCTCTACAACGCGATCCATGGGGTGCTCCTTCATCCGATCCGTCTGATCACTGTAAGACTGTTCTTTGTTGCCGTAGAAGTCCCATTGGGAATACGGTATGATCCTCTTCCCACATGGATACGTCCACATACGTACCCTAAGATCAAACCACCTACGAAAACCAAAATACTAACCATCTCCAAATTTCATGGGCTTCACCCAATGGTTTAAGCGGGGTGCTACCCCCATCGCAGGGAAACACATCTGTCGGTTGTCGCTTGGCCACTTGGTCACAGAAGACACCCCAACCGGCTTGGCGTTGTCTGGAGGCTTACACTTATGGGTTGTTGGGGAGGAATTTGGCACAAGGAAGGACATCTCAAGTTGCTTGAGCATCATAAGCCTTGTTCTACAGCTTGTGCTGTTTCTGAAGCCGTTGATAGACCGGGTGCTTACGGAGCCACTGGACGTCGAAATACCCAACGTCTGCTGCAGAGAAGCGCAACAAGACTTCCTCCTCCGTAAGCTGCCATGATGAGATGAGACGATTCAACCGTTCGGTGTTTATCTTGTCAAGCTGGTCATCGCTAGCAATCACACGTCGTGAAAGAGACTGGACTTTTCGTCTTGGGTGATCTTCGTCGCGAATCAAACGTTGGTAGGCAATGGCTCTGTCTATGGCGGGGAACTTAGATCGAAGGCTAGCTAACTCATAGACTTTGGGGTGGCGACGAAACCATTGATCGAACCAATAGAACTGCGCCTGTATGTAGTCTTCGTAATCCATGTCCAGTCGGTCAGCGATGACCGCTGCTTTTTGAAAGTAGACAAAGGCACGGTTCTTTTTGGGATCGGTGGTTTTGATATAGCGCAGTGCGGGACGGTGCAAGTAGTGACCCAATGCTTCTTCATAAGCATAGGCCATTTGTTTAGCTTTGCGACGCAGCTCGTCTTCAGTGCTTTGGGGCGCCTCTCGCTTTAGCTTCCCTTCAAGAAGCTCTTTGGCTCGTTGGGCAAGCTCCAGTACGTCCTGCCGCGCCGTCGTTCGAGTGGATGAGGTTCTTTTTCGACGAGGGGTTGTGCTGCCCATATTTTCAGCTCGATGCAAAAGTCTTCCCAGATCTCGCTTCTCCTGGTCCTCAGTAGTCGAATTTCCAGATACAGCGCGTTGTGTACCTCGCTCCACAATACGTCGACGTTGAACTCGTGGTGCCAAATCAGCTCCAGATTCAGATCTTGAGTGAACCGTTTGAGAAACTTTTCGATCCTTCTTTTGAAGTCCCGCTCGAAGTCCCTGATGAAGTTGCGCGCTGCCACCGTGTTCCAGATCACGATGTGATCGGTCATTTCGGTTCGCAGCGCGTCCTTGATCAGCTCTACTTCTTTTTGAGCGCGTTGTTGCTTCATCTCGTAGGGTATCTTCACGCCTACCGGCAGAGCGTTGCGCAACTCCCTCAGAGTGATCTGTCCGCGTTGCCACCGCTCGACCATCTCCTCGAAGTCGTTTTTCGTCACGGCCGTGTTGTACCTCGTGTTGTAAGAGGGCATCGGCAGAAGTTCGGCGGCTTGCTTCTTGCTGAGAATTCCGGCGTTCACTAGATCGTGAAGTTGGTTGGCCTTGTCTTGTGGATCTTTCAAAAACCTCAGAGGACCGGATGGTGTCATCACGGCGTTTGCGTTTCGTAGCCCTTGGAGCCTTTGCTCCTCCAGGGCTAGGTCCACGGCGGACTGGAACGGCGGCGTGTACCAGTGCCTCCTTGTCCCCGTCATCGGAAGCGCTGTGGTGAGCTGTACGGGCTCGGGGTAGTGGGGGTGGGTCTTGGCGTCCCACAGCTCCTTGGGCGGCTTCACGGCGCTGCTGGAGCGCTCCAGCAGGGACTTTCTCGGAGGCTTTATGGCCGACATCCGCTACCCCCCTTCCGGTACGTCTGGATAGCTGAACATCTGTTCCAGGAGTGCGGGCTGACCCCCCTCTACCAGTTTCCAGAATTGATGATCTTCTTCGTTGACAATCGCTGTCCACTGTTCGAGATGTTTCATCTGATCTTGACTCAATGTGCCCCACTGAATTGGTTTGATCCCGAAGATCTGACTGAGGAATTCGTTGTAAGCCAATGGGCTCAGTGTTTCTTGAATCTTTGGTTGATCTTCTTTGATTTCTTGTTCGCCGAGGCAGTACATCTTCTTGTTCTCCTTGGGTTTTTTGGTGTTTGGCACCCAATTTGCTACGCGCGCCTGCGCCCGCCCGCGCGCGCGACTTATCTCTTTTTTCTTTATGATTGCTAACTGTTACCTTTTCAACAGATTCATTTGTTATTTGCTGTTGTAACTTTAGGGTCTTTCTAATCTCTTCCATTCCGTTCGGTTCTCCTTCGGAGAACCTCTCTTCATTACAGAGATTAGAAAGACAAACGCGCGCGCGCGTGGAAATTTTGAAATTCTCTTGTGATCCCGAGGGTTTGGATTGGATTTTGGCTCCCTCGGACGCCGGGTGGGTTACCTCGGGTGCGAGAGTTGAAAATCCAGGATCAGATGCAAGATCAACATGAAGATCAAATTGATCCTGAGTTTGATCTTGTTGATCCTGGATCTGATCCTGTGGTTTTGAAGACACCTCGGGTCTATGAGAGTTGATCTGATCTTGTATTTCAGAAGCCGATTTGCGGCGTCGGAGCAGTTGCTGGCGGCGGGAAATATTCGGTAAGCTAGGGAACAAAAGTTGTTCCTGCTGTTCCATGAGAACGGCTCCCTATCCGAGGCCGAATTCGTACCTCGGATCAATATGATCTTTTCAACATTTCATCACCAACACCACAGGCACCCATCGACAGCTGAACTCGTGTTCAGCCACCTTTTCAATCTCAAGCAAAACCATATGAAACGACTACTGGTTTTCTTGCTTACGGCACGCCAGGATCAAAGTATCGCATGTAACGATTTCAGCTACGCTATGGCAGCACTGGAAACGGGTCAAGCTCTTTAGTTTTGCTTGCTGTACCTTTTTTGTAACTGCGCGTAAGCAGCATTGATTTTTTGGAGGGTCTCAACTGACCCACCCCGGTCTGGATGGTGTTCGAGGCACAGCGTCTTGTAGGCTGCCTTAACGACGCTCCAGGGAGCCGTAGGTTGCAGATGCAACACAGCATGGGCATCCTGCTCCAGCGGTCCTATAAAGCCTCTGGCGCTGTCTGACGTACTGCTGCCATTGCGTGCCGCAATGCGCAACTGAACCCAGTCTGGGAGCACCCGATAGTCCACGTGCACAAAGAACCGACGCGCTGCTGCGACCAGCATGGGCAGTTTGTCAGCATGCACCCACCAACAGTTGCGGTCCTTGTCCCACTGCCGATAGCTCAGAGGTTTGACACCCAGACGAATGAAGTCGTGGAAGCGACGGTTGTGCGAGAACTTCATCCGCGCAAACTGAGTATCGTCGTTCCACTCTGAGACGGTCAGGACTTGGGCCATTCCCAGTTCTCCGTGGAGAATGTCACACCCCCATCCTGTTCATGTACAACGATAATTGGTTTGTTGGAACAGCGCGCGTAGTTGCACGTGCCATTAAGATGACGTGTTCCATTCATGAACAAGATCACACCGTCACTAAGATCAATAGCAGTACGGCGGGGATGGCTGTGTACGGGGTAACCCAGCTTATTTGCGATCTTCTTGACATGCACCTTGATACCCTTTGCACCGGCCACAAACACGGTACAGGGACCTAGTTGTCGAATGGCAGTGTCGATAAGATCAAGTTTGGTAAAGGTGGATGAACCAACTATGCTGACTCGGATGTTTTTTGTTGCAGGCATTGTTCGATCACTTCCTCGACTGCTGTGAGGTAGCCTTTTCGTACCCACGCCTTTGGCCACGGTCGACCGTATGCCCACCCTCCAACTGTGTTGATTCGAGCTGCTGCTCGGTTTCTGGTGTCGTCAACGGTGTATCCGTTTTTGAGAGCCCAGCGCCAAGCGGCAATGTCCGCATCTAACTCCAGGCGATATCTGCCATAACAAAAGAAAATGGGGAAGGGCAGAACGAAGTATACCAGTGCCATGGGTCCTAAGCCCACCCAGGCACGGATACGACGTCCTAGCTTGCCCGGTATCCATCCCACAATAGGAATGAGGTAACCACACATCACGCACTGCCACGTATGGCGACACTCGTGCACCAACAATCGTTTGCTTAGCGCAGAGAACCGACGAGGGTAGCCTTGCAGCGGACCAATGGTAGTGGCGTACATTTGCAAAAAGACGTTGAGTTTCATTTTGACGTTCAGCACTCCAAACGACAGAATCGCACCGATCCACCACAATACTGTCCAGAACCGTGCATCCTTGGTACTGATCCTCGCGATGGGTTCGATGGAGGTAGCGATCTTTTGGTATCGGAATCGTTCAAAAACCCAGCTAGCCATGTTGACACTCCTCTCGAAGCTGACGTGTTCGCTGCAAAGCTTCGATCACAGTAGGCCGCTGGTCTACAACTATCGGATGAGTAGTTCCGCAATGCGGACAATGCTCAGAATTGTCTATCTCTTTGGCTTCGATGTAGTAGTGCCCACAGCGGGCGCATCGATAGACAGATCGCATACCACCAGCCTTCTGATCGCTTCAGATGGATCGATATCGCTGATGATATAATGCCGATCAAGTTTTTCGCAAACTTGGCCAACCACACCAGACCCACAAAAAGGGTCCAGCACACGGTCACCTGGCTGGGTTGACTGCGCGACCAGAAGCTCGATCAAGTCTGCAGGTTTTTCGGTGGGGTAGAAGCGTTTCCCTTTGAGTCGTTTGAAGGACAGCACATCCGAAGGTCTAGGATCGTTCAATCGTCTATGCTTGCCTTTTCGCAGCACTTTTTCGGCCATTAGGATGAACTCGTACTGCGCGCGATAGTGATAACCCATGCCAGCGATTTGCTTGTCCCACACAAGCGCCTTCCAGTATTTGAACCCCTGGTCAATTATGGGAGGTTTCACTACATCTCGGGTCTCTTCATCACAGAAGAGGTACAGATGGGTGCCCTTGCGCAACACGCGGTACAGTTCTCGAAACAGATCTGGGAAGCGGCTGTTGGGAAAGATCTCGAACCACTCGTTGCTCGAAGCCTTGGACTTCTTGAGTCGAGTAGTGGTGCCCATCGTACGCCACTTTTCAAGCGACTCATAAGGTGGATCGGTGATTACTAAATCCACTGATTCTGATGGAATCGTCTGCAGCAACTCCACTGCGTCTGCTCGACAAATGTGCCCCTTGGGAGATCTAACTATTCGTTTTGCCATCCGTCCTCCCGTATGCTCTTCGCACCATGAAACTTGCGGTGCTGGCGTGCCTTCTTGCGTGTTCAAGTTGTGTAGGGGCGATCTACACAGAGCCCAAGATACTTCGTCGAGTTGATTGTGAGTTTGTACCCACTACGGGAATTCCTTGTGCGTACCGAATCCCATTGAAAAAGGATCAACTAATTTGGCTGGACTTGCTTTACCTAGAAGGAAATCGAATGACCAAAGGTAAGCCAGTCAAATGATCCCTAATTCTCCCATGCGCTGGTGTAACGACGCTGCTGTCTTGGGACCATACGCCCCATCTGGTTTGAGTACCCGTCCACGGTCATGTTTGGTTTTGGCAAATGCCGAAGTGCTTCGCTGATACCAGCGCACAGCATTACGGAACGCACGTTCTCGATGGGTCCCACAATCCCCAGAGTGAAAACCCATCTGATACAGATTTATCTTGGCTTTCTCTGTGTCGTCGATCACCACGTCTGTGGGTTGCTCCCATTTCACAAGGCATTCGTCAGGTTCGTCTCGAAGCTCGTTGATTGTGTCCATCCACTCAGTGCCTTCTCCTGAATTAGGAGCCACTGTGGGAAACAATCGTGGATCGGAAATTCGTTTATCAAAGTTGTGAATGTGCTCTCGAATTTTGTGGATAGGAAAAGCTGGACCTGCGTCACGCTTGAGAGCCCACACACATTGGTGTGTGAGTATCCAATCCATGTCGAGTGCAAATGATGTCCAGGCTTGGCACAACCGTCCTACGTTGATGCAGCACAGAATCTGGTCCCATGAAAAGGACTCGACTACCTGTTTGCCATTCGGAGAGGTTACTGTAGGTTTTCCCAGGTAGGTGTCCTTGTCACCTTTGATACGTCCCACGTTGCGGCATTCGACCCCCAACGTCATGTTGTTGGTCCAGTTACCGTGCCACGTCCCTGCGTACCACGGAGCGAGGATGATCGTGGGGACAGGGAAGAACTCTTGCAGCTCTTGATCGACATTGGACCACATATCCCCAATGAGATTTTTGGGGATGCGATCAAAGATCATCACGTGGCAACTCGATCCTGTGTTGCCCCATCCAGGATGATTGAACCATTTCATGGACTTGAGGCCGTTAGCGCCTCCCGTATAGTGGTATAGTATACCGCGCGGCATGCCGTGTTTCCACGGACGGGTCCGGTTCACAGGTCGTGTCGGTGACGTCTGTAGGTTGAGCGCCTGCAGAATGTTCCTGCTCACGTGAATCAGCTCGTTGTAAGCTTCCAACCCGTCCTTCATTGTTTTGAACATGGCTCTCTTCTCCAGCACGGCTAGCCGCCTCAACAGCCAGCTCGAAGTCTCGCAGTGCTAAGCGCATGCGAACCGTTTGCAGGTTCTTGTGCTCGAACTCCTCTTCAGCGACACCTTGTTCTAGCTGCTTCTCGTTGAGTTTAACCCAATCGTTGAGAGCTTGGGTAATGTCTAGCGCCAATGCGGGATCGATTATCAAATGAAATGCGCCCGAGGTATGTATCTCGGCGTGCAGCAAAGCAGACTGTTGACGGAGACGTTCAACTTGTCTGTCGGTAGCTCGAACAGTAGGACGGTGCTTGTGCTTTTTGAGGATCGCAGTCTCATTCATGGCTGGCTCCTTCCTTTGGGCTACCCCCAGTAGGCTTTCTGTTTCTTCTCTTTCATTGCTTCTTTGAATGTGATCCACTTCTTGGTCAATTTCTCCCAACGATGCAGAACCTCCTTTGGGTCCATCTTCGAGATGCTGATCAGTTTCCATTCACAACCAGCATCGTATTCTCCATTCCAATCAGGACCTGAATACCAGGCATCAAATCTCACCAAAAACGGTTGTTCTGGAGCAACACCGTGATGAAGCGCCCAGTCTGAAAAAGGAAAATCGCAACGCCAGTTGATTCCCCAGTCAATGAAATCCCACCTGCTGCCTTCCAACTCGTACTCCAACCACGTCATACGAGGTTGGCCGTCTTTGGTAAGTGGAGGATCAAACTGTGGATAGTCTGACAAGATGCTAGGTTCAAGATCGTAGTCTTCGTTAGGCACCAGCTCTAGCCAAATGAAACAACTCAGGTTGTGCTTGCCAAAGAAGATCCCAGGCCAACCCGCGTTCACATATTCGCGTTCAGGTAGGTCACATTGGTGCATGGGCTTCCAATGAGTCATTAGTGGCTTCAATTTTGGACAGGCCATGTAGGACCAGGAAGATCGTGATCTGAAGGATCCACTAGTGACATATGCACCCGACAAAGACCGTCTTCTTTTTCCTCAAGCCCTCGAACACAGACAACACGTGCTGTGACGTTTGGATAGAAAGTTGCTTCGTGGAGAATGTGTTCTCTTGTATCGTCTAGCATACGAACTACAAATGGTTGATCGTGCGACATATCTACAACGCAACTTCCACAGAGACATTTGTTCTTGGTTTCAACGTCCACGTCTTTGTCGCACTTCATACACTTTGGTTTCATATTGACTCTCCTATCTTCTTGTCCTCGTTAGCAAACGAAACAACGTGCGCCTCCACCCAATTGCCCAAACAGCTCTGTAGTGCCCAAAGCCGCATTCGGGACAAGCTCGCTGTTCACCTACGAAGACACGTTCGCAGCGTGCACAAACTCGGAGTGCTCGTGACCACCATTTACTGATCTTCTCATGGATCAGATATCCAATAACAAACGCAAGCAGAACAAACACCCAAAGGCACACTTCAGTCATTTTTCCGATCTCGGTTTTGTTTGGAACTAACAGCATGTCCAAACCCTTGGATTGGTGCGCAATGCTACACAGCGCATCACTTCGCTTCGCTCTGCTAGGCAACGCTGCGCGTCACTAAGCATAGCCCGACAGCGCATCACCCGGCTCGGCCCGGCTACACAGCGCTATACATCGCCCGACCTGGCACGGCCTAGCTTCGCTCGGCATAGCTTTGCAATGCAGTGCTCTGCTCGGCTCGGCATAGCTCTGCATCGCTACGAGATCTTCCATTTGTTAACTACAAATCTTCCAAATGGACCTTTCCGATCAGGTCTAAAATCTCCGAGTCCAATTCGTTTTCCAGCAGCATCCACGATCTGCCGCAGAAGTTCTTTGGTCATAAGCTCTGTGTCTATCTCAAGTGAGAACACAAGCTCCCAGTCATGAAAACACGGACGATGGCACAAGATACGTCCGCCAGTTGCTGGGATGCGCACAGGACGTGTATCAACTCCCCAGCTATCTTTAGACTTCAAAGGGATACAAAGTTCTTGGATCCACACACATGCTGGAATGAGGGAAGATTTTTGCGTTGTTACCTTTGCCCTTCCTGCTTTGAAAAACTTCCCAGCTTCAGTGATGCAAGACATGAGATTAGGACCGGGTATGATCAGCTTTCCACTTTCGTCCTTGTACAGCTTTTTCTCAGCTTGCTCCTTTGGCGATCCTTGTTGCCCAACTCCTGCTGGTCTAGATCCAGAAGTAGCCACCATTTGAGCTTCGTCTGTGAACCTGTTGCATAGTAACGGACTAACTCCCTGAATTGTGACATTCGCAAACATTGCGAAACTCCCTTCTAAATGCGCCTGGTACAAACCAAGCCACTGCTTCGCACCGTAGCGCTGTGCGCCTTTCACTACTTTCCTATTTCGATCTTGAAACACTCCTCAGCACGATAGTCGTGCAACCGCTTCATCGAATGTCGAGTGAGGTACGGATGTGTAAAATCTGCTGTGTCGATGACTGTTAGGTGATCAACGTTACCTCCTTTTCGCAATCCACGTCCAACGCGCTGCAGTGTCCGAATGGAAGACTTGCCTCCTCCAGCCAAGACCAGCGCGTCGATGTTTGGGATGTCCACACCTTCATCCAGGATGGACGTAGCAATGATCACTTTCAGCTCCCCTTTGCGAAAGTCATCAAGTGCTTTCTGACGAACCTCTGAAGTCTCTTGACCGTTGATGAACTGGTGAGGGATGAAACCTTGCTGGGGGGATTGCCACAACTTCGCATCGAGAATCTCACCGTGTTTGATCTCCTTGACCAACATCAACACAGAGAGACCTTGGTTCACCAATTCAGCGGTCAACAGACACAGTTTGGTGTTCCGCCACGTGTTTTCAACGATGCCTAGCTGATAGACTTCTTGCCACTTGGTTCGTTTGGCAATCACAGGTTTGGTGATCTTGTGAACCTGTATGGTGGGCTGAACACTGATCCCGCGATCAATGAGTTCCTTGTTGCGCACCGTGTGAGCCACGGGTCCGGTCACCCCGATGAGTCTGAGATCGGCTCCGTCGCTGCGTTTGAGCGGTGTTCCACTGAGCCCAAAACGGTAATAGGCATCACAGAAACGCATGACCTGGTACCAGGAGTCACTGGCGACGTGATGACATTCGTCAGCAAAAACCACCTTCACGCTCTTGAGGAAGTTGCGACACTCATCCTTGCCGATCCGAGCGTACAACGTGTCCACTGTGGCCACGGTGACCCACCGTCCTGGGTTCCAGGCGCCGTCACCCACGACCCCCACATCCCGCGAGTCGTTGGGCTGCAACCCCAGGTAGGCCCGAAACATCTTGGAGGTCTGCCGCAGCAGCTCCAAGTTCGGGACCATGAACAACGTTGGCAGACGCAACATCTTGATAACTAAGGCAGAAATGACAGTCTTGCCCCCGTTAGTGGCTACAGCGGCTACTCCGCGACGAGCTGCGACCAGCGCTTGGGCACACTCGGGCTGGTAGTCAAACGGGTAGTCGAACCGGACTCCCTGCAGAGACAGCCCTGAGACTGGCTGTGGCTGCCCAGGACAGTTCCTCTGGTCATCAACCTGCACCTGGACCTGCTCTTTGCGCAGCGCCTTGAGGACGATTTGGGTGAGCCCTGCAGGGAAGGTGCGGGTGACCTGCTTGAACAGCTTGATTCGCCCATCCCACTGCTTGGACCTGTACTGTGCCGTGAACCGGTAGCCCGGCTGCAGGTAAGATGTGGCATCCAGGATGGGTTGAACCGGAAAGGTGCCCTCGATTTTGGCGTCCGTCCCCTGGATCACGATGGTGCAGCTGTACTGCTTGCCAATGGCCTTGGTTGCCCGCGCCTTGGATTGCTGGTGAAGCTTCGTGTAGTTCAATCGGCTCACCAGTAAGCTCCCTTCTTTCGTCGCTTCATAGCTTCAGCGAATTCGCTTTCAGGTTTCTCTTTTTCAGCTTTGGCTATTTCGTGCTCAAAGCCCCACTTGGGCTCGCACAGTGACGACAAAAACTGAGTCAGTTGGGTCATCATCAGTTCTTCATCTGAAGGAATGCCTTCGGTGGTCACCAAGTGACTTACCAAATAGTCTGCCCCTCCTCTGACCTTTTCTTCGATAACTTCTTGCATGTGGTCAAAGGCAGGAATGATTCCCGATCCTCTATACGCTTCAGCGTTGCCCTGAATGATTTCAGTCCCTCGTGGAAACTTCCACGACTTCATCACTACCCACACTGAGGTAGCGGCCACAGGAAGCTTGAACAGTGTGACCCAGTACGTGGCCTTTTTCGCCCACGTCTTTCGTAAGGCCACCGTTGCTATCGCTGTGGCTCCTGACAAACCATCTTGATCTGTTTCGATCTTTGATACGCTTTTGTGGTCCATTTCTCTGTTCTGTGCACAGGATTTTCAACAGCTGTGGGTAAGTCTACTGACAAAACTACCCACAGAATTGCCCACAGTATAAGTAGTAACCGTGACGCCGGTCAGATAGACGGAGATGTCTCAGCTTTTTCAGGAGGGGCAGACTTGCCTGTGAGGAAGAAACCAGAATCTGGATGGAACTCAAATAGTTCCCCACGCTGCTTGATTTTGGACCAAGCATAGGGATTGACCGTTATCGTTCTGGGGGTCCGAAAATCCCGCCAAAACACCCCTGCTCCAATGCCAGGTAAGTTCCGTTTTTTGTAGTAGAGCACGACCAAGTTTGCGTTAGGCAACACCTGATCAAAGAGCATTCTGATCCTACCCACTAGCGCATTCATGCAGTTCCGACCCACGTGACAGGAGTTGTCTTCTCGTAGGCAGATCAGTGGCTCAATCTGAGGTGAAGATTCTCGATACAGGAAGCACTCGGGAAAGATGTCTTCTAGCTTGAAAAACGCGGTGCGGCTCGACATCACCACAAAGTACATAACTGGATTGGGTGCTATTTCACTTTCCACCATGGTTTGAACTCCGTCACCCGATCAAACGATCTGGCTTTGCCGTCGAAGTTGACAGCGAGATCATCAATGTAAACATCCGCAATGATCTTGGGTCCGCCGTCAGGAGGCTGCCATGGGTGACGATTGATGAAATCGTACGGAATGTTGTGTTGCTCCAAGTGGAGCCTCATCTCTTCGGACTCCTGACGAACAGTCCAAATAACGATCTTCCAACCATCGGCACGCAGTTGGTTCAACTTTTCGACAACACCTGGTATGGGGTCTCCGAATTCTCCAGTATGGGTGTAGTGGGGAAGCTTATCGATGATGGTCCCATCTAGATCTACAGCCACCAACTTAGGGCGTTCTCGGTTCCATGCGCTAGCAGCAGCAGCGCTCACGGACTTTTCCAGCTCTCTCCAAGCCGCTCGTGCTTTGATGTCGTCATAACTCATTGATGTTCCTATTGTGCGATGAGCGCACCAGTTAGCACAGCCGCTGCTGCTGTCGCAACCGCAGCCACGCTCCAAGCTACCCAGCTTCCGTACCAAGGACGATTTTCAGCTTCATGTCGAAGCTTGTTTTCCTTTTCCCATTTGACAAGCAACCGTTGGTTCTCCTTGCGAAGCAACTCGTGGTCATCTGTCAACGAACTGATCTGTTTGTCCTGGTTCTCTGTCAACTCAGTACACAGCTTGACTTGCTGGTCGAGTTGAGGGATTTGCAGTCCCCAACTGCGATAGTCCGTATATATGTGGAGGATCGTTTTGAACTCCTCCAAAGAGAAGATACGGTAGCTTTCACCGTCTTCAGCAAGGATTTGTGACCCATTTGGAAGAGGAAGTAGCCCAGCCTCTGGCGAGAGCATGGACACGTTGGAATCGCCCAACGCTCCGGTTGTGCCGTGGAGAATCAGAAGTAGAACGAGTGTCTTGATCATGGCGCTGGGATAGTGAAGGAGGTACCACAGCGATTACAAACTACTGCGCGCAACTCACTCGGTTCGGCCTTATCCTCTGCAGCGCCCTTGACCAATACTACAGTTCCCCCTCGACCTTCCATGAACAAAATCAGATTAGGGCATTTGCTGTTAGCGCACACCGCTTGTTTCAAACTAACCTCAGCAACAGAAACATCACGCAGAACAGGTTGCGCAATAGGCTCAGAAACGTGTTCTCGTATTTGAGAGCGCTGCTTACGTCGCTCTTCTCGAAAAGCGATCCTATCCTCTTTGGACATCGCACGAACTTTTTTAATTCGCGCTTCCAGCTTTTTCCGCCTCGCCTCGGGCATCTGTTGAAGTACGCTTTCTCTCTTTTTCTTTCTGGCGTCACTCAGTTTCGGAGTCTCTTGAACTTCTGGTGCCATGATTGATCCTTTCTATAAGCGCGTCGACATCTTCCCACGACGTTACACGGTTCAGCTCTGAATGGATACGGCGACGTTCTGATTCGAGCTTAACGATGTCGTCTTTAGTTTTCTCGATCCTAGCCATTAATCTTTGGGACGACTCGATCAGCGCTTCTCGAAAATCTGCATTCTCTTCAAGCTTGGTATTCACCTCAGCTTGATGCTTGGCTTCTTGGTCGACATCCACTTGGTGCCGTAGCTTAGCGATCTCTTTCCCACGCTTCCAGGCTCTCCATGCCATGATGGCCACCCCAATCACTACAGCCAACACCATGACGATCCCTGTAATCCACCCCCAAGGCTTGCCTGTTTGATTCAGAGGAACCTGTGCCGACTCTTTGCGTTGTTCAATCCAACCCATCAGCCCAGTAAGCAGCCCTGGAATGTTAGGTTTGGTTATCTGCTCTTCGGGCTTTTCCGCGTTGGTCATTCGCCATACCCAGGAAAAACCGTAGCCGATTCGACAAACCGAACGAAATCTACAGTACAAACTGTAGTTCCTGGTGAACTAGTCGAGTTGTTCGTGAAAGTTAGCCCGACTCGATCTGGGGATATTGTTGGAGACCCAGATCCCAACCAAATCGCTTGTCCTGTGGTTGTGAAAGCCCAGAAATGGTACGCTGAACCTACTTTATGAATAGCCACATACTCGTAGAGATGCCCGGATCCTCCAGTACCTTGAGCAACCTGCTTCAATATAGTAGTGGAACCGCCATCTGTGTACTGAGCTTGAAGTCCCGCTGTCGTACTCGTATCCGACTCAAACAGAAAGATCGTAGCTCGATTGTTCAAATCGATTTGTCCGCCGGATGTTTCTCCTAGCTCCAAGCCTATTCCACCATCGTTGTTCAAATTCTGGTCTACTCTGTAGCCAAACGATCCTCGAATCCAAACAAGGAAGTTAGTAGGAACTGTCACAGCTCGTGACACGCTGTAACCAGTATTGTCTCCGGGGGCTTGAATTGAATAGCAACTCTTGCGCCAAGTGTTGACATCTCTACGAGGTGCTCCGGAGGAAAACCCTGCGTAAGGATCGATGGCAGAAGCGCTAGCCGTAAAACTCTCTGCCCACGCAGCAGGCAGCTCATCTGACTCAAACTCAATATCGTATTCATGCGCTGTACTTGGGGGTACCCACAGGCCCGCACGCATTTCAAACTGGGATAATCTAGGTTTCTGACCCATGATGTTATCCTTTACGCAATACGACGGAACCAAGGCACGCTGAAACGCATCTTCTGACTACTGCTTGTCGACAGCGCCCACGCAAAGATCCCGAACCGACTAGGTGTCCAAGTACCTGGTGTGTATGTGTTGGAGCCGTTACCGTCTAGGTACTGGATACCGTCAAACGAGTAAGTGAATGTGGCGACACCGGTTGTGTTGTTCCAATGAAGCTTCAAGTAAATCGTAAGCTGAGTATCGTCTTTGTAGTTCTCGATTGCAGTCCCACCAACAGCAATCACTCTGTTGAAGGCTTGGACATCGAAGTACATGCGCTCGCTGGACGTAATCGGTGTTGAGATCAGGTCTTTCTCGATCCACAACCCGATGTGGCCGTAACTCAAAAAATCAAGCAAGTTGATGTTGAACTTGGCTGCGATCTCCCAGTCCTGAGCAGACGGAGCCGGCTGAGTGAGGACGTGCGTTTCAGTCGCCCAGTTTGCTGGTGTGTTCGTGTCAGCACGAACGTCCCAGTACATCGATCCACCAGCTATGCCCCACGATTCACCACCGGCAGTCGGCGCACCAGCAGCTTCCCAAGTCCACTGAGTTCCCAAATTGCTGGTACCGTCTGCTGAGAACTCATCATCATAGCTGGTAGGGTCGCTCGGGGGTGTGTCTGGTGTGACATCTGCGGAACTGCCGCTCCCGAACACAGTGCCCGAACAGATTCGATCTTTGTCGATCCATTCGTCGACCCACCCCAAAACAGTAAACTCGACATAGGCCGCATTTCCGCTTCCTGTGATCCTGTCGAGCTGGTGGTAAACGGTTTGGGATGTGAACAAAGGCACTGTCATCGCGACCATCTCAGTGAAATTCCCACCAGTAGTCGCGTATGCCTGAACGTGTTGGTATGACTTGGACGTTGAAGTACCCGCAACCCAATACTGCCATCCGTCAGCTGACGCTGCGGAATCCACCTTACCCTGGCCGTAAACAACATTGGCCGTAGCCGGAACATGAGCACTTAGATCTAAGGAAGTGAGGGTAAATGGTGCCTGCGTTGTTGGATTGAAAGCAATCTTCGACACTGCCCCCAGAAATTTGTTTCCGATCTGCCTGTATTGAGCCAGGTTGCCACTACCGTCGATATATGTGGACCAAACGTATTTCCAATTGCTGTACCCAGCAGGACCAGAATCTGGAGTATTGTCAGAAGCAACAATAGTCAACTGAGAGTCGTTTATTGAATCTGGAACAACGTAGAAGTACAACCACTTGCTGTTACCTTGACTTGCTGTTTCGTCGTAACCAAGATCACCATTTCCGTTGGCTTTGTCCCACGTACTTGTGACCATAGTGCGCTGTTGGTTGTCTTGTAATGTCAAACAAATGGTAGCTGGCTGTCCGGGAAAGGGACCAAAACTAATCGTTGTGGATGTTGCCCATGTCCCTTGAGGTGGCTTCGTGTCTTGAAGAAGACTGGAACCAGCACCAGTAATTTGCTCTCCCGTGAAAATCCATTCGTCGATGCAGCCAAGCGCACGCACGTTGATGTTGTCGGCCGTACCCGAGCCCCCTCCTAACGCCAGCTCGTGGTAGATCGTCTGCGCTTCAAACAGCGGTACATTCGCAACAACCTCTCCAACCATTGCTGAAGAACTTGACGGAACATGCACCTGAGCATGGTAATCGCCAGAACGACCACTTACGGTGTAGTACCACTGCTGAGCAGACGAACGCGTCACACGAATCTGAAGCTCAGCCGAACCGGCCGTTGGTGGGATGTATTTGAGTGACTGAGACGTCCACGCAAATGCAGCTTGGCTGTTTGAGTCGAACTCATACGGCGCAGCACTCCAATCAAAACGATTGCGCCCCGTTTGTTTGATCGGGTACAGATTACCAGCTGCTGTTACGTAGTCGAACCAGATATACTTCCAATTCGTCGTCCCAACCGGACCAACGCTAGGCGGGTTATCAGAGGCGATGATCGTTAACTGCGTGTTGTCCGACGAATTCGGTTTTGCGTAGAAGTAGATGAACTTATCGTTGCCTTGGCTCGCTGCCTCATCGTATCCAAGATCGCCTACGCCGTTTGACTTGTCCCAAACCAACGATCCCATGATTCGCTGTAGACCATCTTGCAGCGTTAGCCTCGTAGAGGCTGGCCTACCGGGATGAGGCCCGAACCTGACCTGCGTATTGGAT